GGCGCCGACCGACACTTGTGCGTGGAACTCTCCGCGTGCATTGAATCTGATAGAGACAGGAGAACTGGTAGGATGACATACCGCTCTTGGACCGAAAAAGGTCCTCGCCTCACTGGTGTATACCAAGGAGGCGCTCAGCTAACGGAGTTAGCTGGGAGCAGCGGGCAGATCGCGACGTTTTCCCATAATCTTCAAGATCTTGGGCGTCACGATTGTGGCGGTCCGTTTCTGTTGATTAAAGTCGAGCGAGATTATCGCATCGGCTTTATTAACAAGAACGGATACGTGGGGGGCACTCTTTCGAGTAACCCTCCTAATCGACCGAGTGTATTTGCGCCCACGACGTCAGCTCTGCTGGCGTTAGGGACAACTGCAATCGCTCGAACCACTCCTACAAACCCCGCCTTTGACGCAGCCCAGTTTCTGGGTGAAGCGTTGCAGGACGGGGCACCGGCGATGATCGGAGCTAGCACGTGGGAAGCTAAAACCCTGCGTGCAAAGCAGTCAGGCTCAGAGTATCTAAACTATGAGTTTGGCTGGCTTCCGCTCGTCTCGGACATACGCGATTTTGCGTATGCGGTGTCCAACAGTGCCGATATTATTGATAAGTATCGGCGCGATTCTGGACACCTAATCCACCGGCAGTTCCACTTCCCAGTCACCGAAGAACGGGTGGCAACGAACTCGAACCAGTTCATAAAAACAGCTGGTTCGAAGAACGTGGGAAGCGCCATGGAAGGCAGAGGGACGCTAAAGCTGACTCGTACTTGGTTTAGTGGTGCTTACAAGTACTACTTGCCAGTCGGCAGTGATGCTGCGTCTCGTTTCCGGAGATACAAGAGTTACGCAAGTAAGCTCTTGGGCGTCAGGCTTACGCCTGAAGTCCTCTGGAAGGTTTCTCCATGGTCCTGGGCCGTCGACTGGAAGACTGATGTTGGAGATGTTATCCATAATCAGTCCTCTCTAGGTCAGGACGGCTTGGTGTTGGTGTACGGGTACATCATGCACGAGATGAAGAGTGAAAAATACTCTCAGTCCGCGTATGGTGCCCAAGGCGAGCGGTATCACTACTGCCGCCGTGAAGCATCCACACCTTTCGGATTCGGTGTCGATATGTCTGCTCTTTCGAGCAAGCAGATCTCCATCCTTGCCGCCCTAGGCTTAAGCCGCGGGCGGTGAGGGTCCTGATTGAAGCCAACCACAAATCGTGGTTGGTCCTCACCCATGGTGAGAAGGGTTACTACCCTCCTCATCCCCTCGAAAGAGAGTGCTCATGTTCACTGATCCTCAGTCTGTCACGATCTCAGGTACCCCAGTTAGTCTCCCCCGCACTGCGGCGGGGACTAACCAAGGTAGTTTCTCGAGCAATGATGGGCTAGTGACGCTTAGTGTCGCCAGTACTTACGGCGGCAAGACTCGTCGCACCATCTCGCTCGGCCACTCGAAGATCGCTGCTGACCCGCTCTTGAGCGGTGTCAACAACGTCTACAGCATGCGTACTTACCTGGTGGTGGAAACACCTGCCAAGGTAGGTTACACGGTCGCTGAGGCCAAGGCAGTCGTGGATGCCCTCGTGGCATACCTGGCTGCTTCGACCGGCGCTCGTGTTACGCAGCTGCTCGGTGGCGAGAACTGAAGCTTGCCAGATTTCGGGCCTTTGTGAGGTCCTAGTCTGGTACTTCAAGATGTCGGAGACCACTGCTGTGAAAGCATGCAGTGGATCCGATGTCCGTGGCGTTGACTGTCCAGAGTATTTTATGCCCTGGACGGATCAGACCGATGTGGGCTACATGGATTGAATCACCTCTGGATTGAGGAGTTCATGAAAAGCCTGATCGATCTCTGGAGAGTGCTAGCCGATGAACTGGCTAGCTGGTGCTACACAAGCGCCGACCTCGACTGTAAAAAGCTCGAGGTTCGAACCGAAGAGGAGTCTGTGTCGTTTTTGACGATCACCCTCCCGAGCTTCTGCAAAGACTTCGAAAGATGTCTGGACCAGAAGTTCGTCGATTCCACAGCGTTTCCTGGTTTTCATAGGAGACGCGGTCCCCTCCCATTGTTTCTGGGGGGTTTCCTGGAGTTGATTTTCGATTCAAGCAGCGGTTCGCTGCTTGATGAACCGTCAGTGGATGCCATCTTCGCTGTGAGACAGTTATGCCGTCTCTATTCGAAGATTCTCTTACCGTGCAGTGATGAACGGCAAGAGAAAGCCATGAAGCGATTCATCGAGTGTGAGCATGAACTGGCAGTTGTGGATGAAACTCTTCCCCAAGAAGCTAGAGATAGCTTCGAGAGGATTTCACAACTGGTCTTCAGCGACGTTCTATCCGAGTTGGACCGAAAGGTCTGGCTCGGGGACGTTATGCCGAAGCATGGGCCGGGCGCCACTGCTGACGGACTTCGTGGAAACGCGAAGTACGATCAGACAAGGTGGAATTCCCGGTTGGAGCGCATATTCCCCTTTCAGGAGTACGCTTCAATTACTTCGCTCTCCATGATAGGAGAGGACTACGAAGTACCCTTCCAGCTCATCGAACCTGATGCGGAAGACCCTGTCCGGGTCATATCCGTGCCTAAAACGCTCAAGACTCCGCGGATCATTGCGATTGAGCCAACCTGTATGCAGTATATGCAGCAGGCCATGCTCAATCCACTGGTCAACGGTCTCGAAAGTCAGGTCGTACTCCCTAACAAGAGAGAGAACCTGGCTTTCGGCTTCCTCGGATTCACAGACCAAGTACCAAATCGGTACTTGGCTCAACGTGGATCCAGGGAAGGTGGTCTCGCTACGCTGGATCTCAGCGAAGCATCTGACCGCGTCTTGAACTCGCATGTACTGTCCCTCTTGCATCGTTATCCTCATTTCTCTGAGGCGGTGCAAGCTACGAGGAGCAGGACCGCGAGTGTGCCGATCAGGGGTGGTCTGAAAAAGATCACCCTTGTGAAGTTCGCGTCCATGGGTTCAGCTCTGTGCTTTCCTATGGAAGCGATGGTGTTCCTAACCGTCGTACTCTATGGGATAGAGCAGAAGCTCAGGAAACCGCTCACCCGTGAGTCCGTTAAGGACTTGCGAGGTAAGGTGCGCGTCTACGGTGACGATATCATTTGTCCCGTAGATTGTGTCGCTGATGTGATCGCGGCCTTGGACCTTTTCGGGTTCAAGGTTAACCGCGACAAGTCTTTCTGGACTGGGCAGTTCAGGGAGAGTTGCGGTGGAGAATACTATGCTGGATTTGATGTAACACCAGTCAAGTTCCGCAGACCGTTCCCTACCTCACATCATGATGCCTCCGAAGTGATTGCTCTAGTCGAATTTCGCAATGCCTGCTACCTTAGAGGTTTGTGGCAAACGACTAGGTATCTCGACGAGAAGATCTGGAAGGTGCTAAAGCACTTTCCGATCGTCGAAGATACATCACCTGGGATAGGCCGTCGATCCTTTCTTCCCTACAAGGAAGAACGATACGACAAGCATCATCACAGGCCTCTTGTCAAGGCCTATGTTGATGCGTCCCGACCACCACGAAGTACTGTGAGTGGAGAAGGAGCCTTACTCAAGTGTCTGCTCGGAGAGAGGCGAGAGCCTTTTGCTGATGCACGACATTTGGAGCGTCAAGGACGTCCGCGGGCCGTCAGCATCAAGCCCCGGTATGTGACCCCTTACTAACAAGTAGGGAGGCCACAAGGATGCCCCGGACACTGTTAAAGTGTCTGGGGGGCGACGAGTTGCCGATTCGTCGGTAGCACCGACAACCTCGACCATTTGCCATCACTTCTCAGCGATGGTTCGATGGGAAGTCGGTGCACTAATTCCGACTTCTGAGGTCTCGTCGTTTGTGGTTGCCTTCCTGTTTCGCTTGTCTGCCTTTCTCAAAGGTGGTGAATGCGAAGCAGGTGGCGCCAGGTGGGG